GTTGCTGTAGCAACCGCTTTTACTCCATCAAGACTGATCAATTGACCAGTAATAGGAGCATTCGTAATTTTAAGAAATTTTACCATTTTATAAAAAGTTTTTAATGGGTTAATAAAGTACAAATATAACAAAAAAAAAGCCACCCTTTTAAGGTAGCTAATTTTCAGTTAGTTGTTGTTTTACTTTATTTTATTTTTAAGAAGTTTATAAACCTCTAAACCATCATCACTTTTCATAAATGATGCAACTATAAAGTTAACATCTTCTCCGAAAGGAATGGTAAGCATTTTCTTTTTATTATTTGGAAGATTATAGTAAACATCTTTACCATTATTTCTTGTAGATAAAAGTGCTAAGTTAAAAAACTGATACACATCATCCATAAGTTCTAACATTGGATCATTAACGGTATCTAAGAAATCATCTGGATTGTTTTTAGCATAAACTAATATATCTCTTTTCAACTCTGCTGTTGTCATGTTTTCTACAGCATTACCCATCAACACCCTACATACTTGAGTTAATTTGTAAATATCTTTAGTAATTTTTTTAGCTTCTATTTGAGCTTCTAACTCATATTCAACTTGTTCTAATTCAGAATTAGCATCACGCTCTCTGTTTATTTCCTCAAACACATATCCATTACTTGGATGTAGTGCTAAAAATTGTTGTAAATTTTGGTTTTCTTTATTTACCGTTAACATTCCATCTTCAAAAACAATAGGTTCTAAAATAGCATTACCATCTTGTTCATTTTCAAAAGGTGACTTTTGATTACGAGCATAACGTAATGGTTGATTAACTCCTGTTTCTTCGTCAAAATGTAATAAAGGTGACCTCTGTGAATGTCGTGAAGATAACATGTAAGATAAAGGGGCCATGTCTCCTTTTAATCGGTAAGATTTTGCTTTGTATTCTACTTTTTTTGTTGCCATTATAATATGATTTAATTTGATTTATAAAAAATAATTACCCTCGTCATTATAACGAGGGTAAGTATTACTACTATTTACTATGCATCTTGAAATAAGAAGAAGTTGTTTGCACCTAAAGTACATACAGCTCTTTCACTCAAGAAATTTACTTCCATTGCATCCAAGTCACTTGTTCTTGCACCACCAGCTGAACCAGTAATCCAAGACTTGTAACGTCTGTCTTCAGTTTCTGAAGCTCTGTAACGAACATGTAGGAATGGTCTCTTAGCGTTCTTACCTAAGATTTGATCATATACAGTTGTAGAACCAGCTGGAACTAAAAGTCCACTAACTTTACCTGCATTAAGACCACCTCTCATAGTAGGATCGTTTAAGTATTTCCAGTCAGACTTGTAGAAGTCATAACCTCTACGGAATCCTGTGAAACCTAAGTTTAAAGCCATATCCTTATCATTGTCAAATAAACCATATGAAGTACCACCTGCTCCGTAAGAGTTTTGTGCTGCTAACATATCGTCAATGTCAAATGAAAATTGTCTGTCTACAAAAATAACATTTTCTTCAATAGATCCTTGCTTGTCAAGTCTTTGAATAATGTTATCAAATTGAGCTAAAGTTGTTGGGTTTCCACCACCGAATACATTACCTCTATTTCCTACTACATAGAAAATCCCTTCAGATCCAGACTCATTAATTACAGAAGCTCCTGCTGCTGTACCTTGTAAGTAATCTCCTGCTCCAGAACCTGCTGCTGCTGGTACTGCTTCAATCATTGCTGTTTCTAAGTAATCTTCAAAACGCAATCTTGTATCATGTTCAGATTTCAAATACCATAAGTATCCAGTTGCACCATTTTCAGAAGTAACTTCTACCCATCCAATTTGAGCCATGTCAGAACCAGAAACAGAATATTTGTCTTTGATAATGATTGGTTTATTTTGGAAAAAATAGTCATCAGATTCTAAAGATCCAACCATTCCATTTACACCTTTTGCAAATTCCGAACCGTATACAAAAATATCACATGAAGTTGCTGCTGCCATTGCTTGACCGCCACCTTCATAGTATGCAATTGTTACTACGTTTGGATTTGCAGCTGTTGGAGCTACAGAAATAATACCTTTGTTCTGTAAAGTAGAACCAGCTGTATTATCAGATACCATTACAGTTTGACCAGCTCTAAGAGCAGCCTGACTTGATGTACCACCTAAAGCTGGGTTGAAGTTTGTAATGTTGTTTGGAATTGTCCAAACAGCAGCGTCAACTCCAGCAGCTGCTGCTGATGTACATGCTTGATATTTAGTGTGTAATCTTCCTTGTTCTGCCCATTTGATAAGGTCAGACGTTGAAGGCATTTCAGCACCAACCATTCTTAAAAATGATGCTACTGTTCTATTTCCATAACGCTCAAATTCCTTTTCGTAAGTATCTGGAAGATACTGATTCAAGAAATCAAAGTTAGTTATGTAGTTTGTTGATAAAGGAGTTTGCTGCGCACTTGGCTGCAAGTCAAATCCTGGGGCTACATTTACTGCCATAATTTGTTTTTTGTTAAATTAATTATTTTTTCTACTTCTAATTTTGAGTCCTCTTCCACTATCGCTACTTGAACTCATAGGTCTAATCGTAATTCCATTTTTAGAAACCGATTGAGATTGTTGTCTAACATCCATATTAATGTTTTTTGATTTTCTCGAAACATTATCTACAGTTGCAGCAACCCCTTGTTCGTAAAAGTGTTTGGCAAACTTATCAGGATTCATCGCTACCGATAAAGCTCTATGATAACCTACAGGATCTGTAATTAAACCATCATTGTCCATAAATTTGTTAACGAAATTGTTAACGTCAGATTGAACATTTTTAAGTTCTTGTGCATCACCTGGTTTAAAAGAAATGTTTTTTTCACCAATTGAAAATTCAAAACCTTTGAACTCATTGTTAAAAACCGACTCGGTTTTATCTAAGAAATAATCATACTTTTTTTTGTTCCCCTCTGTAATAGTCTTTGATTCCTCTACATACTTTTTATAAGCATCAATGTCTTCTTTTTGATCTTCTGATAACCCACCCCCACTTGACTCAAGAGGAATTTTATATTTATCTTTCTCATCATTAAGAAACTTTTTTGCCTTAGAAAGTTCTCTTTTTTTAGCTAATTTTATTTTTCTAATATCTTTTTCATCATCTAAGTCTTCGTCATATGAAAACTTATCTTCTATAATGTCTTCGATATCATCTGAGTCTAAACCTTCTTCAGTTGACTCATAATAATTAGCAAGTACAGCATTATCGTCCATATCATCAATGTCTTTTTGTAAATTATAAAAGTCATTAATTCCACGACCAGTTTCCTGCTTGTACTTTAAATACGCAGATACATCTTCTGGTAAATCAGGATTTGCCTCTTTTTCCGCAAATAATTCATCAACAGAATTGATATCTTTATTGTATCTTTTCTTTATATATGAAAGAACATCATCATCATTTAATTCTGGTATAGATGTTTTTTCACTCTTAGTTTCATCAACCGATGTTTCTTCGGTAGTTGAATTTTGTTTATTACTTAAATCTACTTTATCAATAGATTTATCTTCAATTACTTTTTCTTCAAATTGTTCTTGATGTTCTTTTAACAACGTCTCTTCAACTTGCGCTCTTGATTTTTCTTCGACATTCCCATCGACTGCTTTTACTTTAAATTCCATTTGATTCTATTTTTAACAAAGTTAATACTAATTTAATTATAATTTTAGACTATTTATCTTGGGTTAAATTCTGCTAAATCAAACCCATCTAAACTATCTTCATTAGACTCAAAATTTATAGCTGGCAAATCTCTTTTTTTCTGTTCAATCATTTTAGAGGTTTGCGTTGACTGCTGACTAATTCTATCATTCTTTGCATTTTCTCTTTCATCTTCTCTTGTCTGTAAATTCTGAGAATCAATACCTTTTAATTGCATCTGCATTTCAAATTCTACCTGCATTAACTGTTGTTTTAATTCAGCTTCTCTTTGTAATTTTTGAATATCAAAAGCAATCTCTGCTTCTTTAACAGCAATCTTAGATTGAGTTTCAGCTTGATTTGTTTGCATAGCCATTTGTGCAGCAGCTTGTTGCGCTTGCATTTGCATTTGAGCTTGCATTTGTTGTTGTTGTGATTGCATTTGTTGCTCCATTGCTTGTTTAGCTTTACGCTTAACTTTAAGCAACTGATTTGCCATTTTCAAATTAGATAGTTCTCTAATATCAATAGCATCTTCAAGATTAATATCTGATTTTGATAAAGCCATCTGAATGTTTTGTTCTAACATAGCCTTTTGTTCTTCATCTGGCATAAGCTCTATAAAGACTCCAAAATCATACAGATATAAATTTTTAATATCTTCAATTATACTTAAATTATATTTACCAATTTGCATTGCAAACTCATCTTTAAAATCTGCAAATTCTAAAACATCTGCGGTTCTAATAGATAAACATTCTGCTAAAGTTCTTGTAATATATAAACTTGCGTTTAAAATATGTCTTGTAGCTACATTAGAGTTTAATGCTGCTAATTTCTGGACACCAACTAATGAATTTGGATCAGGACTTGATCCATCACGAGCTTCATTTAAACCTGTTACAGACCTTATCATATCTAAATAATGATTGTAGTTACCAATAAGCATTTGCATTTTACTTGCACCACTATTTGCAGTTAACTGAGTAATCGGAACTCTTGCATTATTATATTCACCATCTTGCGTGTAGCTTCTACCAATAACACTACCTGTTTGAAAATACAAACGTAGTGCATCTTCAGGATTGTATGCGTTACCAGTTCCTAAGTCTACTTCATTTAAACCATCAGCATCAATAAACACACCATCTGGAACTACTCTTGAGACTACTTGTTGTATTTTTAGATGACTAATTTGAATTAAATCAGCAAAAGGTATCATTCTTTTTACTAAAGACTCTAATTGCCCTTTGTACATTTTTGGCGCACAAGCAACATAGTTAGGCATAGCATATTGACTTGCTGATTTTGGTCTAACCATATTTTCTCCAAGTTTCCATTGAAGCATAATATTAGTTCCCATTACCATAACACCATCATACCATACATCAATAGTTTTAGTGATTTTTTCAAAGCCACCTTCATCCATCATTTCTTGAGGTGGATTAAATTGATCGTCTTTTTGAACAGTTTTAAAACTACCATCTGCCATGCTTTTCTTTTTATAAACAAAAGTATGCGTGGTCTTGTAATTAAAATACATTAATGTAGCAGTATCCCTATGAAACATACTGTTCTCATAAAATTGTGCAGAATTATAGTAGTCATACCAAGACTGGCTGTATTTAGAAATTTCAGATAAATCTTCGTTTGTCAAAGAAGGATCTATTTTAAGTAATTCTCCAATAGGAACTGTTTTAATTTCGCCCCAATAGAAAGTATCTTTAAAGTAAGGATCTTCAGTATAACTATAAACCACATTTGCTGGATCTACATATTCAACTCGAACACCCTCGCCTGGTAAAAACATGTGTTTTGCCATACCAATACCTAAACAAGTAATATCATAATCTACACGTTTTCTGGTGTCATTATAATGGCTTGCTTGAAATAATGTATCTATAGCTTCTTCAGTTGCAATCTCTATAGAGGGTTTATAATTCATTTGCATGAAAAGCTCTAACTCTGCATCTGTTTCTGGTAAATCGTCTTCTTTAGTTTGAAATACATTAACACCAAAATCAGATTCAATTTGTTGTAGTAAAGGTTTTGCCAACATATCACCCTCTATCATTTCTTGATATTGGTTTCGTTTTTCAGCCGACAATGCGTCTTGCGCAACTGCTTTTATTTTAAAAAGCCTATCATTCATTCCATTAACTACAATGTCAACAAATTTTGGAATAATAGGAACTGGTGTCCAATCTAAATTTAAATAACTTAAATCACCATCAATAGCTAATTCATTTTTATATTTACCAACCGATTGTTCTCCGCGAGCATATAATCTTAAACGATGAAAATCACCTGATTGAGAATAAAACCTACAAGATCCACTGTCTCTCCTAAACCACTCGTATTGTATTGCTTGTCCAACTTGAAGTCCAAATTCCATTGTGTCTTTAACGGAGTCCGAAGCAAATTGGTCTGGAAATGCAGATGCATTTACTTGTATTTTTACGTCTTTCATTATTTAAGTAATTGACTAACTGAATTCTTATTATTATATCTTGCAAAGTTAATGCTTATTTTCGATTTTTCTTTAGCTGGGGTATACAAGTGTTTTTGGTTCGCCATTATAGCTAACCCAGAACTAATTGACGCATCAAACTTTGTTCGATTATTAATATCAAATTTTGCCCAATCTTCTAAAGTTCTTTGAAAATACATTATACCCATTTCATCACTATCTCTATAATTTTCCATTAAATCTAAACCAACATGTTTTTCTATGTATGATTCTATTGCAGAAGCGTGTGATTGTTTTACATCTTCACTTGAATTTGGAATCCCACCTAATTCTTTTTCTGTCTTTGATAATTTATTAAATGTTTTATCAGGTCTATTAATACTAAAACCTCTATAACCTCTATTTTTTAAATGATACAATAAACGAGGTTTATTATTTTCACATAATATTGGCATCCCATAAAACACACAAGCCATTAATATTTCTTCAAAAAATATTTCAGCTGTTTGAGGCCGAGCTATGTATTCTAAAAAAAACTCATTACTTGGAGCGTTATCCATATTGAATTTGGTCTGCCCATGTAAAGAACCATTAGATCCTTTCCCAACTACAACTCCTGAAATATCATATGAATCACATCCAAACGAACCTACATGTTCATTACCTGGATATTTTCTTCCATTTTTTATTTTTACATTATTTTGTAATGACCTTTCAGGTAACCAAGATACAAAAAATCTTCCTCTTTTATCAGGACTCCAAATTACCCTACTATCTAAGATACCATTCTCCCAAGAAAAAGATCCTTGAGTTATATTTTGTCCCATAATTAAAGAATCATTATAGTCAATTTGCTGATATATTTTAGTTAAATTAAAAAGAGATTGTTTACTCTCATCTCTAAAAGCATGAGATTCAGTTCTTGGGAACTGTCTGTAAAATTCATTTAACGCATCTGGATCATTAGATAAAGAATCCACTTCGTTTTGCCAATAATTAATAGCTCCTTGATTTATCATTTCACCATCTATTCCCTTTATAGGCTTTTCAGGAGTTTCAAAAACAGGCATTCCATACATATCAATAAATCCTTCCATATTCCATTCCATAGGAATAAACAGACTATACAATCCGCTTTTTGTTTGTCCGTTTGAGTTACGTTTAGTAACATCAGAGTCGTAGTATAATTTTTTAAAATTAGCGCCACCTTTATCTAAAGCATTTGAAGTTGAACCCATCATACACTTTCCAATAATCTTGCTACCTAAACGTAAACATGTTTTTGTAATACCCCAGTTTTTAATAATACTGTTAGGTTTTTCCCACTTTCCACTTTCATCATGTATTAAAAGTTTTAATTTTTCCCCATCATAACTGTTATCACCAGTGTTTTTCCAGTCAATAGTGGTATCTAATCCTTCAACTAAATCTGTATCTTCTTCATACATGTTTTTTTTAGTAATCTTAGAAGCAGGAACTCTAAACGCTAATTCGGTTTTAGGTTTATCCATACCATCTTGTATGGGCTTAAAAAAGAAAGGATAATTATTTGATATTGGAACAACTTTATCGGTAAACATTTTTTTAGCATCCGCACCTGTCTTAGATAATATTCCAATACGAGCATCCTTAGTAATAGTACCTGTATTGGCACACTCCTCACTTCCCATATAAGAAAAACCTGAACGTCTAATTTTTAAATAATCATTACCAAAACTTCTTTTATCGGCCTTGCAAGCTTCCCAATGTATATAAAAAATTCTATTTGCTTCCCTAAAGTCAGGTAGACCAACATCAATTTTAGTATGCTGTATGTACATCCAGTGAGAACCAGTTATATACGTTGGAATTCCATTGTTTTTGAACCAGTAACCTTTTTCTCTGTACTCAAATTGTTGTTCTATATAATCAATCCATTCATTTTTAAAACCTGAAGGAGTATTGTGCCATTGAAAAATAGACTTTATTTTTTTTAAAGGTTTTGGTATTTCTTGAGGAGACCAATATTGATCGGCAGAAACTTTACTTTTTATATAAATTTCATTTTCTAATTTAGGAAGAGCTATTCTTAACCCTTGAATAGAAATAATATCTCCTATTTTTCCAGTTTTAGAAATAACAACAAAATCATATTTTTCATTGTAGCCATAAATCCAAGTGTTAGCTTTGTTTTTGGTAGCTAAAACATTATTAGGAACTATATTTTTAAGTTCTGTATATAATTTATTTTGAATTTCTTTCTGCAAATCCTTTTGGTGTGTTATTTGATTTATTATCTACTCCATCTATTAAGTCTTTCTCTTCTTCAATTCTTTTTAATATTTCAAACGCATCAAATATGGCTAACTTTTTTGTGGCAGCTGCATTTTTTAATTTATCTGCGGCCAACTCATCATCTTCTCCATATTTTATTATATGTTCTTCAGCAACTTTAATTAATTGCATAACAGCTTTCTCCCCTGCCTTAATAATTTGTAATTTAATTTTATTTACATCCATAATAATATTCTTTATTAAAAGTATGGTCTCTGTAATTTGCTACAATTTCTTCATCTTTATTAATGGGTTTTACTGCAATTAAAACAGAATCATTATTTTCTTTTAAAAACAAAAACTTAGCATTACACATTGGACTATGATTAACATATCTACCTAAATAAGTTCGATTGTTATCCTTTAATCCAAAACCTATTTTGTTACCAATAATAAAATCTTTTTTAGCAAAAATTCCTTTTCCGCTTATTTTTGATTTTGCTACAACATAACTTTTATTTTTATCATCAATAACCTTACCTGCTTTTAATAAAAAATCTTTACTTTTTAAATATTCATCTAAAATCTTTGGATTAATATTGTTTTCTTTTAACATCTTAAACCAATCATCTGATTCTATCATAACACAACTGTTATATTTTTAGTAAACATACGGTATAGTTTTTCATCATCTACAATAAACTCATATTCTGATTCTGGCTCATATAAAACTTCATCCCCTATTTTAACTCCTTTTTTTATTAACTCGTCATTAATATACCTAACAGTACCTCTTAATGGTTCGTTCTTAGAGTTTTTATTTAAATAAGATTCTTGAGCTTTTAATGGTTTAATAAAACAATATTTGTCATATCCCATCCAATTAGATTCATCTTTAGTTTTGTAAAGATAAAATTGATCAGGATCAACAAAGAATAGGTCATCTTTAAAAAAGCTTTTACCACTCTTTCTACGACCATACATGTCATTATAAAACTTAAATACATTATGGTGAACTAAAAGTATATCACCTTCTCTAACAGGCCCTTTGTAGTTTATGGGAGTTGCTATAACAACAGCAAAACGATTAGAAGATTTGTGATCTTCTTCTGAAGTACTTGTAATAAAGTCTACGTCACCATAGGACTTAATATTATCGTACCTTCTATCGTTATGAGGTTTAACAATAAACGAGTATGGCGATTTCATTTGATTTAATTTAGACTGAATTATTTTCAGTTTTTAAAACTGTTTTTTTATCAAATACACTTGGTTTTTCTTTTTCGTCTTTTGACATTTTTTCCCAAAGTATATCTTTCCAATCTTTTTTAATAATTTTTTTCATATTAAAAATTAATATTATATTCTAAAGATATAGGGAGGGTGCATTTAAATTCTTTCCAAAGTAAAATTTCATCTTGCTTCATAATCCATATTTTATAAGACTCTGAAACAACGTCATGCTGTATAAGATGTATTCCATAACTACCACCTAAAACAGCTTGACCAACTATGTAATGCATAGCTCCAGACTTGTAATCTGCTCCGATTGAAATTTTTCTTATGTCCATTTGT